ATAATTGATACACCGGGTGATATTACAGAAGCATTTAATCTACCGGTGATTCATGTATTATATGCAGAACTTGAAAAAGAATCAGTTGATAGATTTGAAGAAGTAACGATATAGATTTATAAAACTATGAAAGGGGTGTTGCAGGATGGCAAAACTTACTGCAAAACAGCAAAGGTTCTGTGATGAGTATTTGATTGACCTAAATGCAACACAGGCCGCTATTCGTGCCGGTTATTCAAAGAAAACTGCAAGAGCAATAGCAAATGAAAACCTAACAAAACCATACATCAAAGAATATATAGAAAAACGGATGGCCGAAAAGGATTCAGAACTGATTGCAAGTCAGGATGAAGTTATGGAATACCTTTCATCTGTCATGCGAAGGGAGAAGACAGAGTCTGTTGTTGTCACATTGAGCAAAGAGAAGTCAACATATGTTCCTGATGCAAATGGAACCATGAGAAAGCAGACAGTGAAAGAAGATGTTCCAGAGGTTATAAAAATACCTGCAAGGCTATCTGATGCAAACAAAGCTGCAGAGTTGCTAGGTAGGGCATACGGAATATATACAGATAAAGTTGATATGAAGGTGGATGTTCCTGTTATGTTTGCCGGTGAAGATGACCTGGAAGAATAGGTGTAAACATGAAGCATGTAAATATTTTGGGAACTGAATACAAGATCATTGAAGAAGAATTTTCCGATAAAGACATTGACGGATATTGTGATTACACATCAAATGAAATTCATATAAGAAATGATAATATGAATGGTTTGGGAAATTTTGAAGCAATTATGAAAAAGCAAACACGGCATGAAATAATTCATGCATTTATGGCTGAAAGCGGATTGCAAGCAAATTGGGAACATGTTCAGCAATTTGGACATGATGAAACAACAGTTGATTGGATTGCAATTCAGTTTCCAAAGATGCAGAAAGCATTTGAAGAAGCTGATTGCTTATGAAGTATAAAGAAGTAAATAAAATATACCTTCCTGATGTTATAGGTAAGGGATATAAAGACTATTGGAATAGCAGACATAGGTATTGTGCCTGCAAGGGTTCCCGTGGTTCAAAGAAGTCAAAAACAACAGCTTTATGGCTGATATACAATATCATGAAGTATCCTGAAGCAAATGCGCTGTGCGTGAGAAGGTTTCAGAATACATTGAGAAATAGCTGCTTCTCTGATTTGGAGTGGGCGGCTGAAAGGCTTGGTGTTCACCATTTATGGGAATTTCCGAAGTCTATATTAGAAGTGACATATAAACCAACCGGACAGAAGATATTATTCAGGGGAATGGATGATGGATTGAAAGTAACATCAATTTCCGTTCCAAAAGGTGTTCTATGTTGGGTATGGGTGGAAGAAGCTTATGAGATAACATCAGAAGCTGATTTTGACAAGCTTGATATGTCAATCCGTGGTGAAGTACCGGAAGGATTATGGAAGCAGATACGATTCACATTCAATCCGTGGTCAGAGCAATCATGGCTTAAGTCAAGGTTCTTTGATCAGGAAAATGATATGGTTTTCACCAAAACAACCACATACAAATGCAATGAGTGGTTGGATGATGTTGATATCAGAATATTTGAAGATATGAAAAAGAATAATCCAAGGAGGTACCGCATAGAAGGTGAAGGCGAATGGGGTATTGCTGAAGGATTGATATATACGAACTTTAGACAGGCCGATTTTGATGTTCAGGAAATAAGAAGTATTCCTGGAATCAAGTCGGCTTTTAACTTGGACTTTGGTTTTACTGATCCGAACGCATTCGTATGTGAGATGGTGGATAACACCGCCAAGAAGATATATGTCTTTGATGAATGGTACAAGACAGGAACCACAAACAGACAGATTGCTGAACAGATTAAGGCAATGGGATATGGCGGCCAGAGAATCGTTTGTGATTCTGCAGAGCCTAAATCAATAGCAGAATTGATTGATTATGGCATCAAGGCAGAGCCTTCACGAAAGGGAAAAGACAGTGTGAATCACGGAATCCAGTTAATACAGAACTATGAGATTATTGTTCATTCCCGTTGTGTAGAGTTCTGGAAGGAAATCAACAATTACTGTTGGGAGAAAGACAAGTTTGATAAGCCAACAGACAAGCCGGAACATGAATTTTCACATGGTATGGATTCCATGAGATATGGTGTTGCTGATTTGTTAATTGGAGATACATTCTCATTTGATTAAGAGAGGGAATGATATGTTATTTGATATGCCAACACAAACTGAATTATTCAATGAAATCATAAAAGAGGGCGCAGCTTCTATTATGGATGATAGGCAATTCATAGAAGCCGAAATCAGAAAATGGTTAGGTTCACCAAAATACAAGGAAATGGTTGATGGTGAAAAATACTATCAAGGGTTGCATGATATCCTGCAGAGCAAGCGCACAGCAATTGGTGAGAATGGTGATCTGGTAGAGGTTAAGAACCTGCCGAACCGCCATGATATTGATAACCAGTATGCAATTGCGGTTGATAAGAAGACCAATTACTTCCTGGGTAAGCCAATTGCCATTGAATCTGAAAATCGTGCCTATACTGATGCAATGCAAAAGGTATTGAACAAGAAATTCATGAAGAAGATGAAGAACCTGTGCAAGAAATCATTAAATTGCGGCATTGCATGGATGTATCCTCACTTTGGAGAAGATGGAAAGTTAAAGTTCACTATTTTCCCCGGATATGAAATTCTTCCTGAATGGAAGGACAAGGAACACGATGAATTAGATTTTGCTATCCGTATTTATGAGGTATTAGAGTATCAGGGAACCACAGAAGTAAGGGTAAAAAAGGTTGAGGTATATAAGCCGGATGGCATATACAGATTTGTTCTGCAAGGATTAAGCCTTCTTCCTGATGTGGTCAATGGTGAATACATACCATATTTCAGCGTGAATAATAAGGCGTTTCAGTGGAATAAGGTTCCTCTTATAGCGTTCAAGTACAATGATGAAGAAGTGCCGCTCATTAGGCGTACAAAGTGCTTGCAGGATGCCATCAATGAAATGGTATCCATGTTCCACAACAATATGCTTGAGGATAACAGGAACACAATACTGATCATTAAGAACTATGACGGCACTAACCTTGGAGAGTTCAGAAGAAACCTTTCCACATATGGTGCAGTTAAGGTCAGAAGCATAGAAGGTAAGGATGGCGGTGTTGATGCACTTCAAATTGAAGTAAATGCAGGGAACTATAGTATCATCCTGGAACTGCTTAAAATGGCACTGATAGAGAATGCAAGGTCATTTGATGGGAAACTGCTTAAGAGCGGAACACCAAATCAGATGAACATCTTATCGGTATATAACGAGATCGATATTGATACCAACGAGATGGAAACAGAGTATCAGGCGGCATTGGAAGAACTGCTTCCATTCATCAACGCTTATCTGTCACTGTCCGGAATGGGAGATTTCACCGGTGAGGATGTAACCTTCACATTCAACAGGGATATGTTAATCAATGAATCAGAAATCCTTGGAACATTATCAAATCTTGGTGTGAAGATAAGCCAGAAAACGCTTCTCAAGCAGGTACCTTGGATTGATGATGTTGATGCTGAATTGGAAGAGGTAAAAGCGGAGCAGGAAGAAGCAATGGACATTTACGGCAACGCATTCACACAGCCTTCTAACTTTTCTGATCAGACAGGTAATGGGGAAGATGAATAATGGCTAATCGTGATTATTGGCAGAAGAGATTTATCCTTCTGGAAGAATCACAAATTAATAAGGGAACTGCATACTATCACGAATTGGAGAAGCAGTATAGGAAGGCGGCCGGTGAGATAGAAAAGGAACTATCTAAATGGTACGCAAGGTTGGCAGTCAATAATGAACTGTCAATAGCAGAAGCCAAGAAGCTTCTTGATAGAGATGAACTGCAGGAGTTCCATTGGACAGTTGAAGAGTACATTGAAAAAGGCCGTACACTGAACATATCAGACCAATGGGCAAAGCAACTTGAGAATGCATCAGCAAAGGTGCATATAAGCCGATATGAAGCACTGAAGCTTCAGATGCAACAGCAAATTGAAGTGTTATATGGCAATGAACTTGATTCAATGGATAAGTTCATGAGGGGCATATATACAGATACATATTACAGAACCGCATTCGAAATCCAGAAGGGTTTAGGTGTCGGTTCTGATTTTATGAGGTTGGATGATAAGAAGGTCAGGCAGATCATTGCAAAGCCATGGGCGGCAGACGGAAGCAATTTCAGTTCCCGTCTATGGAAGCAGAAAGCACAGCTTGTAACAGAACTGCAGAATCAGATCACGCAGGATATGGCTATTGGAAGGTCACCGCAAGAGTCAATTAAGGCCATAAAGGACAGATTCAAGGTTTCTTCTGGTCAAGCAGGCAGACTTGTAATGACAGAGACTGCATTCTTCCATTCTGCGGCACAGAAAGATACCTTCAACAAGCTGAATGTTGAAGAATATGAGATTGTTGCAACATTAGACAACAAAACATCAGATATATGCCGGAACATGGATGGCAAGCACATGCCTATGTCAGAGTTCAAGCCGGGCATTACCGCTCCACCATTCCATTGTTGGTGCAGAAGTACCACAGTGCCATACTTTGATGATGAATTCACGGTTGGTGAGACAAGAGCGGCAAGGAATGAGGAGACAGGCAAGTATTATGAAGTACCTGCCAATATGACTTATCCGGAGTGGAAGAAGACTTTTGTTGATGGTGATAAGACAGGACTGAAAGAAGTTGATGGCTTTAAGGAAGAATCACATAGAACAAAGAGAAGCGGAAAAAAAGAACATGGTGTTGCTTGGAATCAGGTAAAAACAAAAGAATATACCAATAAATTCAATGAAATATCCGACAATAAGCAAGCAAATGAATTAGCAGCAAAACATGCAAGAAATATGCTTGCAAATCGTGATGGTATGAAATCGGAAGAAATATATGCTATTAGTTTAACAACAGGAAAGGATATTTCTTCTATTACAGATCAATATAATGATTATGGAGTAGATAGAACAGAAAAGTTCACAAAAAGAGTTAATGAAGCATTAGAACGTGGTGAAAAAATACTTTACTTGCATAATCATCCAAGGGGATTACCGCCAAGCATTACAGACTTAAACGAAATGGTTGGAGAACTAAATTCGGTTGGTCTTATAATAGGGCATAATGGAAACATTTATCTATATACTGCACCTGATAAAGAAATAACAGATTCTGATATTAGGATTGCAAACAAAAAAATGATAGAGTATAATTATGAATTGGAAGATGATGAGAAATTCATTGAAGTATTATCCGAACAGATGAACTTTATTTTTAGAAAATTATAGGTAAATAGTATGAGCAATTATGTTGTTGATGATAGATTGAATGATCATATGTTAAGGTTAGATATTTCCAAAATGACTGATGAAGAATTTGAAAAATTCGAAGAAGAAGTCAAGGAAAAAGGCAAATATCCTGATAAATACTATTTCGATTAAAAGCACTTTGCAGATGCAGGGTGCTTTTTTATTACCAAAATAACAAAAGAACTCAAATGAGGAACTCAAATGTGAAATACCATTTCAGTTCCTTTTTTCATGCACGAAAGAAGGTGAGAAAAGTGAAGTACACAAACAGGTTAGGCCTGAAGATGCCTGATCAGGATGATGCTTACCAGGTGGATGATTTCAATTACAACTATCAGAAGATAAGCGAATCATTCGCAGGTGTTCCGCTAATGACAAATTACTTGACATTGGCAGAATTTATTGCATCCGGAAACGCAGAAGGTTTCAAACGTGGTGATACTGTTGCAATCAACAATATCATCTATCTGCTAGTTGCGGATAATCCACTTTTTGAAGCTAGTTGGATGCCATATGGTGCTGAAGCATTAGTTGTCATGCGTAACTATTACATGCCAATCACGGAACGTATCAAGGGAAGCATGTACCTGCAGCTTGGAAATACAAGAAGGCTGATTGTTAAGGTATTTAACAAGTATTTGAAACAGGAACCACCTTCAGACGGTGCAGAAGCACAGACAATATATATAAAAGAAGGTAGTGAGAAAACATCCAATACAGAAGTTGAGGATGGTTTAAAATATAGATTCATGTGCAAGAACATCTCCATTCTGCAAAGCGGTGATTCGCCAAGCAGATCGCTTGGAAGATTGTATTTTGTAGTTGATTCTGAATAATACAAAAGAAAGGAAAGTACAAATGAGTAATATTTACAAAGGTGAAATGCAGGATTATGAGGGTAATACAGTATATCCTCATACAGAAGCGGATATTGTGTTCTGCGCAGACGGAACAACAGCACAGAGCAAGCTTAATAAGTACGAAAATGCTCTTGGTAGTGTAACAGGAAAAACGGATTCATTAGATGTAAGTGACAGCAATGTTCTTGCTACCGCAAAAGCGGTTAATACATTAAAATCAAGTTTAGAAGAAACAAAAAAATCTGTCAGTGATGGAAAGACGTTGGTAGCTAACGCCATCACTGCAAAGGGTGTTAGCACTAGTGCCAGTGCTACATTTGCAACTATGGCAAATAATATAGGTAATATACAAACTGATGTTCAACATACGGCTACTATTTCTTTTGCATTTCACGAATCAAATGGTACAAATGCACGTATAGCTGTTTACGTAGACGGTGTTATGAAATCAACGAGTGAGCATAGAAACTGGGGAACTACTACTAATAGCAAATTGCCATCTTCGTTTACTATAACTTTATAATATTTATCAATATCCAATTCCTGTTACAGAGACAGTAGTTTAGGTGGTGTTTGAAAAGAACAAAAGAGAACCGAAACTCTTTCAAAATCGGAGAAAAGGAATAATAAAATGGAAAGAATAAGATTTAATAATGAAACCACTCTGGATTTGAATGATATTTCAAGTTCAGATTTAACACTCACATTTTCTGTCAGAGATGATTTGAGAGATGGCTTGGAAGCTATCTGCAAGAATCCTGAATGCACAGATGTAATTAAGCTTCTCCTTGTGAATGAGAGCGGTGAAGAGAGTGTAATTAAGGGATATGCAGGATATACAATCTTGCAGTCAATGAAAACTGAATATGATGTTGTTACCAATATTGATTATGAAACTACTGATCAGGACACAGAGAGCGGATTTGCAGAGGAAGTTCATGATATTACAACAGTAATTCTCCGTAAACCTTCAAAGGTAGAATCAGATATTGATGCTCTTAAAGCTTCACAGGCAATTCAGGACGGTGCAATTGATGAACTTGCCGAAGTAGTAAGCGAAATTGCAGGATAAGGGGGGTACATAATCATGGGCGCATTTTACGGAACAAAGATTAAAGCAGGTGAAATCAATCCTAAAACCGGAAACGCATGGACAATTGATGATGTACCAAAGCTTTTCAAGAAATCAACACAGAAATGGCTTGATGAAAACGCATAGGCAATAAATACAAAAGATAACCTTCAGGGAGTTCTGGAAGAAAGGAAGGTTATCATGCCAGATATTAGTATTCGTATACAAAGCAAAAAGGCCACATTAGGCAAAGGTACGCAAGATGAAATCGTGTGCTGCAATTCAGATTATCGGCTTGTATTTGAGTTTGATGCTGAATGGGCAGCGCACGAATGGAAAAGGGTGAGACTGGTATCAGACGGTTATCATGGAAGAGTTGTCACATTAGATGTGGGTTCAGATAACGCAGTGATGCTTCCACCCGTACATAAGGCAACATATATTGATGTAGGTGTGTATGTAGATGATGAAGTTAGGACAACAACTCCCGTCCGGCTCACATGCACACCTTCAATATTGTGTGAGTGAGGTAATGCATATGAACTTTGTTAGTGCATCAATTACTCCACAATCAGTCAATACAGGCGATTATTTTGTTCTTTCCGTAAAGATAGAGGAAGGAACGTATGAAAGGCTTAAGCGGTACATACATGGCTTCCTGGCTAGGTTCACGCATAAGCAATTAAGCAATGATCTATTGGAAGGAAGGTGAGAAAAATGGCAATTAGCAGCGTAAAAGCAACAATCAATGGTCAGGAATACTCACTTACATACAACAGCACTGATGGCACATATCAGGCAACTATCAATGCACCTTCAAAATCATCCTTCAATCAGTCTGGTGGTTTTTTTGATGTATCAGTAAAGGCAACAGATAATGCCGGAAATGTAACAACAGTTGACTCAACCGATCCGACATTGGGTGATAGTCTTAAGTTGTATGTTAAGGAGAAGGTAGCACCTACCATTAAGGTAACTTCAATTAGTGCAGGTGCAACACTTGTTAATAACACTCCTGATATTATCTTTGAGGTTACAGATGATGATTCCGGTGTTAAAACCGCAACACTTAAGGTGGACGGAACCGCAGTATCAGGCCTTACAAAGACAGCAATCACGAACGGATACAGATACACATATACACCTGCATCCGCACTATCAGACGGAAGCCATAGTATTACTGTTGGTGCAACAGATAATGATGATAATGCGGCAACAGATGTATCAGTATCATTTAAGGTTGATACAACACCACCTGTTCTCAATGTGACTGCTCCGGTTGATGGCACATGGACAAATAAGAAGTCAGCAACCGTTACAGGAACAACCAATGATGCAATCAGTTCACCTGTCACAGTGACTATTAAGGTTAATGGAACGGATGCGGGTGCGGTAACAGTGAATTCAGATGGTACATTCTCAAAGAGCGTTACACTTATTGAGGGTGCCAATACAATTGTTGTTACATCTACGGACAAGGCGGGCAAGTCTTCCAGTGTAACAAGAACGGTAAATGTCAATACTGTTGCTCCTACATTTACAAGCGTTTCACTTGAACCTAATCCGGTTGATGCAGGTGCAACCTATATTATCAAGGTAAAAGTTGGATGATAGCTATTGAAAAGATGTATGGCATCTGTGATGGTCAAAATATCATATTCGAGAATGTCGGTTGGAATGATTGGCAAGCAATTGTTCCTGCCGATTTTCAGGATGGCACATATGTTGTTGAGATATATGCAAAGGCCTATACCGGAGAATTGATATACTATTCTGCCGTTCTATTTATGAGTGATGGCAGATTTGTTTCTCTTCAGCCATTTGATGATGGCTTCTATACCATTATCACAGAAAAGAATGTCTGTAATTTGATAGAGAATCAAATCAGTGCAAGCATCATTGACAACAGATTATTTACTACTTTGATAGATAATGTTCGTGTGAAAGTGAAGGTTAGCTATGAACTTTGATTTTATTTTAGGCGAAAAGAAATATATTCAGTTTCAGGTAAAAAGCACTATTCAACAGAAAGTTGTGATCACATCAGCTACGTGGTCATTGAAACATGCTGAAACTATGGAAGAAGTTTTGACCGGTACATGTGAGATTGAGAACGATAGCGAAATCCAATTACTTCTGATGCCTGAAGCAAATGGGCAATATATCTTGGAAGTAACATATACTATACCACCGGAGATAAGAAAGGTAAGGTGTGGAATAAGTGTATTATGATATATCAGAAGTATCTATATCACCGAAAAACTTATCTACAGATCAAAGTTTTGTGCTAACAGTCAAAACGAAGGCCGTTGATAAGTTTAGGAAGATATACACGGTCTTCTACAACTATTTGAAGACAGATAATAATCCGTATATGTTGAGGTTCAAAAAAACCACAACTAAATCTACCGGAACAAAAGACGGTAAGACATACCGCTTTGTATGCACAAACATTTCCTATTCCACAGCAAACAGGAAAGAAGGATCAATCTATTTTATTAAGGATTAGAGAAGCATTTTTGCAGATTTTCTGCAGAAGTGCTTTTTTAATACACAAAAATCGTCACTTTGGTATTTCGGACGAAAACTGCAAAGACAAACGGAACCGGACTGAACCGGGTAAAAAATGTGATTTGAAAGGAAAGGTAACCAGATGAAGAAGGAAGAATTTATTGCACTTGGTATCAGTGATGATATCGCAGAAAAGGCAGCAACAGCATCAGCGGAAGAGTTAAAGGGATATGTTCCAAAGAGTCGCTTTGATGAAGTCAATGAAGCTAAAAAGGTAGCGGAAAGCACTATCAAGGAACGTGACAAGCAACTAGATGATTTGAAGAAATCATCCGGGGATAATGAGGAACTGAAAAAGCAGATTGCTGATTTGCAGGAAGCGAATAAGACTGCCGCCCAGGAATATGAGAAGTCTATGAAGCAGTTGAAGAGAGATTCAATTGATACGCAGATTCTAACGGAAGCCGGTGCAAAGAACACAAAGGCCGCATTAGCATTGTTTGATCCGCTTGATGATAAGTTGGATGAAGATGCTTATAAGGCAGAGAGAATGAAGCAGCTTGAAGCGGTAAAGAAGGATAATGGATATCTATTTGCTGAATCCAAGCCTACAACACCACAGGTGCAAGGAGCAAGCCCAATTCCTGGTTCGGATGATATTCCTGACACAAAGCGTTCGGGTTTTGAATCAAGACTTGCAGAAGCAAGAAAGAACAATGACAATATTTCCGCTATCACAATTAAACGTGAAGCAGCGGAAGCAGGTATATTTTTAATGTAAAGAAAGAGAGGTAATTTATTATGCCAGAAGTAGTAAGCGGAGTTGGTACATCATTCAATTTACCAAATTATGCAGGAGAACTTTTCACAGCATCTCCTAAAAAGACACCATTCTTATCCTTGATTGGTGGATTAACAGGCGGTAAGACATCTAATTCTTTTGAGTTCGTAACCGGACAGAATTATGATCTTCCTGAAGCAAATCAGCCTGAAGTTTCAGAGACAGCATCTCTTACTGCACCAACAGCATCTCATATTGCTAGAGAGCAGAAAACAAACACATGCCAGATTTTCCATGAGAGCATTGATTTATCCTATGCAAAGCTTTCACAGACAGGACAGCTTGCAGGTCTTAACCTTGCAGGTCAGAATGCAAATCCTGCATCTGAAGAGGATTGGCAGATTCAGCAAAAGCTGAAAATCGTTGCACAGAATGTTGAGTATTCTTTCCTTAATGGTTCTTACCAGAAGGCAACAAATGCTACAACCGCTGCAAAAACAAGAGGTATGTTTGAGTTGACATCTGATGCAGATTCTACACAGATTGATGCCGCAAGCGCACCACTTACAAAAGCAATGCTTGACAGCTTATTCAAGGGATTGGTTGACAACGGAGCATATTGGGATAACATGCATCTGTTCGTAGGCTCTACACTGAAACAGGCAATCACAAGCATCTATGCTTCACAGTTCAATGCACGTATGGCAATGCAGGATACAAAGGCAGGCATGAACATTGTTGAGATTGAAACTGATTTCGGTTCCCTTAACATTGTGTTTGACCCTTATGTTCCGAATGGAAAGCTTCTTGTAGCTGACATTGCTCATGTTGCTCCTGTATTCTGTCCTGTTCCCGGAAAAGGTGTTCTGTTCGTTGAAGAACTTGCTAAAACCGGTGCTGATAATAAGAAGCAGCTTTATGGCCAGATTGGTCTTGACCATGGTATGGCTTACATGCATGGTTCTATCATTAACATTGCTTAATGGGATGGTGATCAGATGATTATTCACAATAAGTTAGGTGGTTCCAATATTGTTTGGGATGCTGAATCAGATGCACCGCTTTTGATATTCAAGGGCGGTGTATTTGAAACAGATGATTCCAAGGTTGCGGAGAAAGCCAAAAAAGCAGGTTATGAGGTAGAAGGTATTCCTTCCACCGTAGAAAAGCCAAAACGAGGTTCAAAGAAGGAAGCATAGTATGGAAGAGAAGCTGATTAAAAGATTATCAAGTTTAGGGTATACATATGAATCTGAAACAGATGAATGGATGCTGAATTTCCTCACGGAATCGGTAGAAAAGCGCATACTGAATACTATCAATGATACAGTAATTCCGGAAGGCCTTACTAATATCGAGATAGATATGATTTGCGGTGAGTTCCTTAAATCGAAAAAAGCAACAAATCAGCTTACCACGTTTGACTTTGAGAGTGCTATTCAATCCATAAAGGAAGGTGATACATCTGTCACCTTCCAGAGTGGATTATCACCGGAGCAACAGTTTTATGCTTATATTTCTTCTTTGGCAAATGGTAATGAGGAAGACTTCATTCGCTATAGAAAGTTGGTGTGGTGATTATGAACTATAGGAAGGCAATAGAATCCCTATACAAAGACACATGCACCATCATTGAAAGACAATCCTATACTGACCCAATCACAAAGAAAACAGCATTTAGGGAAGTGACCGTGAATGAGAATGTGCCTTGCAGATTATCCTTTGGTTCAGTACCTTCCACAGTTGATGGAAGTGTTGCTGAAATGGTTCAATCTGTCACGTTATTTGTATCATCTATGATCGATATTAAACCCGGTTCAAAGATCGTAGTAACACAGAAGATTGACGGGAAAACGGTGACAACTAACTATTCCAATAGTGGCAAGCCTGCAGTGCATACCTATCATCAGGAAGTATCACTGAAACTGTTTGAAAGGTGGTCTTAATATGGCAAGGGGCGGTTTTGATTTTAGTCAGCTTGAAGAATTGCAGAAGCGAATCGGCAACATGGAATCATTCAGTGATGAACTGTGTAGAGAATGTGCGGATGAATTGGCGGCTAGATTCTATCGTAAGGTTGTCAATAAAACAAGGGTTGGGCAAGCTCCTGATTATATTGATAAAGAGACTTATGAGAAACATTGGTCTAATTACAGGGGCGGCACCTTAAGACGAAATTGGAATGTTGCATTTAATGAAAGCCAGACAGTCAAAAAAGGTGATACCTTTGAGCGCACACTTACCAATAACACAAAGTATGCTTCATATTATGAATTTGGTCACAGACAACAACCTGGAAGATTTGTTCCGGCACTTGGAAAGAGGTTAAAGAGTGCGTTTGTAGAAGGAACCCTTGCAATGACAAAATCCGAGAAGGAAATACAGGCGATTGCTCCTAGACTCTGCCAGAAAAAGCTAGATCAGAAAATAGAGGAATTGATGAATGGTGGTAAATGATATTGTGAACGGGATATCCGTACAATTGAATACTGTGTTCGGTGATGGATATGGAATCCACACTGAAAACGTAAAGCAGGGACTAATTGAACCCTGTTTTTTTATTAAGTTATTAACAACAATATCCACACCTTTCATGGGGAAAAGAAAGAAACGTGAGTACCCGTTTGATATTCACTATTTACCAGAGAATGATGCAGACAATGATGGAATGTACTCTGTAGGCGATAAGTTGATGGAATCCATGGAATATATCACTCTGCTAGATGGTAACATCCTGCGTGGTAAAGATATGACATATGAAATCATTGATGGTGTGCTTCATTTCAAAGTAACATATGCGGTTGTATTGAATGATATCAGCCGTGAAGGTGCAATGGATGAATATGGTTTAGATTTGGGGGTTAAAGAATAATGGCAACCAAGAAAAAAGAAGTGGCTGCACCTGGGAAGGCATCTGAAAAGGTTGCCGTATTCAAAGGTGTTCAGTTAATGAGAATGGACAAGTACAACAATCGTATCGCAAGGATTGTTCTTGATCCTGAAAAGAAATATTCATTTGCGGAAGCAGATGAAATGATAAATGAGTATTTGAAAAAGAAAGGATGATGAAAAATGTTAGGTGGTGGAGTATTTACAACACAGAACAAGGTTCTGCCCGGTTCCTACATAAATTTTGTTAGTGCTGCCAATGCATCTGCAGATATTGGAGATCGTGGATATGCGGCATTAGCACTTGGTTTATCGTGGGGCGCAGACGATACCATTTTCACTGTGACCGGTGAAGATTTCAGAAGCAACTGTCTGAAGATTTTCGGATTTTCTTATGATTCTGATGAAGCAAAGGGATTGCGTGATTTGTTCCGCAATATCCGCACACTTTATTGCTACAAGCTTATGAAGAACGGTGTTGCAGCAACAAATAGCATTGCCAAAGCAAAGTATAAAGGAATTAAGGGAAATTCCATCAGCACAGAGATTCTTGCGGGTACTACTTCCGGAACCTTTGATGCAAATATCTATTTCGGAAACAGCCTTGTATATTCCGCAAATGTAAGAAGTGCGGAAGACTTAAAGGCCGTTGATAATGGCTTTGTAGAGTGGACTATTGATACTGTTGAAGCTACGGAAAGAGCATCAATGTCAGGTGGCTCTGATGGTGACGAAGTAACCGCAGAAGAGCATACAGCGTTCCTTAATGCAGCAGAAGGTTATTCATTCAATGCAATGGGATGCCTTTCAACAGAGAAGGCAATTCAGGAACTTTATATCCAGGAAGTAAAGGATATGCGTGATAATGCAGGCATTAAGTATCAGTTGGTTGTATTCAACAATGCCGCTGATCACGAAGCCGTTGTTAATGTCAAGAACAGTGTTGATGCGGTATGGTGGACAACCGGTGTAATCGCAGGATGTGAGGTTAACAAATCAAATACAAACAAGGTATATGATGGTGAGTTTGATATCCCTGTATCATACACACAGGCACAGCTTGAGACAGCTATCAAGGCAGGCGAATTTGCATTCCATCAGGTTGGACAGGATATCCGTGTTCTGACCGATATCAACAGCCTTGTTACAACAACCGCTGAAAAAGGCGAGGATTTCAAGTCTAACCAGACAATCCGTGTAATTGATCAGATTGCAATGGACATTGCATCTATTTTCAATACCAAATACATTGGCCAGATTCCAAATAACCAATCCGGCCGTGTATCGCTCTGGAATGACATTGTTTCACATCATCAGGCACTTGAAACACTTGGAGCAATTGAAGCATTTGATTCTTCCAATGTGGTAGTAGAGCAGGGCAATACGAAGAAATCAGTTGTTGTTTCTGATGTAATCACTGTTACCAATTCTATGGAGCAGTTATACATGCAGGTAGTGATCGATTAAGAAAGGCGGGTGCAATAAATGAATGAGAACGTTATGAGCGCAAAGGATGCCGTTAGTGCTTCCCTTGCTGAATGCTTTGCAACAATCAAAGGAAAGCGTTACAACATTCTGCAGCTTATTAACCTTACTGCAACCTTTGAGAAAAACAAATCAGAGGTTCCTATCTTGGGTAAGACAGGTAAAGGTAATAAGACAACCGGATGGAAGGGAACAGGTTCTGCAACACTGCATTACAATACTTCCATCTTCAGAGAGTTGGCGTACCAGTACAAAAAGACCGGTGAGGATGTTTATTTTGATATTCAGCTTACCAATGAAGACCCAACATCTTCTGTTGGTAGACAGACAGTAATCCTTAAGGATTGTAACTTTGACAGTTTAATTCTTGCAAAGGCTGATGCTGATGCTGAATACCTTGATGAAGATATGGATTTCACCTTTGAAGATTTTGAAATCCCTGAAAAGTTTAGTCTGCTTGCGGGCATGGATTAAGAAGACACACATAGGATGGATAGGTAAACGTAACCGAAAAGGGTGTCCCTCCCACCCTTCCATCCTTAATATGGGGGAATCATGAAAGGCAGGTAAGTGATAATGAGTGGTTTATCAAGTTTTTTTGCAACAAATGTAGAAAGAAGAGAAAATAAGAAGTTTGCAGTAAGCAAGAGATTCAAGGATGCAAAAGGTAATCCTATTGAGTGGGAAATCCGGTCAATCAGTGCTGATGAAGACGAAGCCATCAGAAAGGAATGCACAAAGAATGTTCCTATTCCGGGAAAGCGCAATCAGTACAGACAGGTTTTTGATTCTAATGCATATCTTACCAAGCTTGCTGTTAAGAGCGTTGTATTCCCGGATTTGAATGATGCAGAACTGCAAAATTCATACAAGGTTATGGGTGCAGAGGAACTGATTAAGACAATGCTCTATAAAGATGAATTTGATGCTCTAACAGAGCAGTTAGTTGCTGATTCTGAAGCAGAGGATATCAATGATCTGGTTGAAGAAGCAAAAAACTAATTGATGAAGGTGATGGAGAAACGCATTATGCGTACTATTGCCTTCACAAATTTCACTGGAAGCCTTCTGACTTCTTGGCACTTCCAGAAAGAGAGAAAGCATTCGTTATTGCTTGCATAAACGAGAAAATAAAGAATGAAAAGAAAGAAGCAAAAAGTATTAAATCCCGCAGAAGGTAGGTGATTTTATGGCTTCAATAAGTACATCAATTAGAATACAAGACCAAATGTCACCTGCCTTAAAGGGCATGAATAAAGCTTTGATGGTTGTACTAAATACAATGGAGAAGCTAGATTCTGCAACCGCTGATCCATTAAACGTGGCAGGATTCAATGAAGCACGTAATGCAATAGCAGGTGTTGAAGCTGCGCTTAATGATGTTGACGATAGTATCAGAAAAGCCAAGAATGAACAGGATAAGTTCACAAATTCAGTAAGCCGTTCGGAAGATGTAATGGGTGGCCTGATAAGGAAGGTTGGCGGCCTTGTAGCGGCATATGTTTCTGCACAGTCAATTATGGGTGCTGTTAATCTGTCTGACCAGTTGACTATGACAAAATCAAGACTTAAGTTGGTTGTTGATGATGAAGGTTCTGTTGCAGCACTTGAAAAGGAAATAATGGCTTCTGCCAATCGATCAAGGGCATCATATCTTGATACTTCTGATGCGGTTTCAAAGTTGGCATTACGTGCCGGAGATGCATTCCAAGATGCAAATAATAAGATAGATACCGGACAGATTATAGCTTTTACGGAAAACCTTAATAAGATGTATGCCATAGCAGGAGCAACAGGAGAAGAACAAGCTTCTTCAATGCTTCAGTTAACGCAGGCCTTGGGTTCCGGTGTTCTGCGTGGTGAAGAGTTCAACGCAGTATTTGAAGCCGCACCTAATATCATGCAGGAAGTTGCCAGATATATGGATGTTCCAATTGGCAAGCTTCGTGAATTAGCCGCTGATGGTCAGATATCTGCCGAAGTTGTAAAGAATGCAATTCTTTCAGCAACAGATTCAATCAATGCCGATTTTGAGAATATGGATATGACCTGGGCGCAGGTTATGACACTTGCAAAAAACAGGGCAATTCAAGCATTTAATCCGGTACTTGAAAAGATAAATGAACTTGCAAACAATACTGATGTTCAGAACTTTATAAATAACGTTGCAAATGGTATCACTTATGTTGCAACCGCTATTTTGTGGGCATTTGAACAGATAGCATCCTTTGGCCAATTCATTTCAGATAATTGGTCAACAATATCACCGTATATCTATGCGGTGGCAGGTGCATTATTGTTCTTTGCGACAGCTATGGCAATTGCAAATGCAATCGAAATAGCTTCAGCAACCATTAGCACAATTGTTGCTACAGGAAAGCTTATTGCGGCAGCTGCTATGATGTTATTTACCGGTGCAACATGGGCGGCAGCGGCAGCACAGATGGGATTAAATACTGCAATGTACGCATGCCCGATAGTATGGATTATTGCTCTTGTAATGCTTGTTGTAGCAGCCATTGTAACCTTGATAGGTTGGATTCTCAAAACAGCCGGGGTGACAAATTCTGTTGTAGGTGGAATCATAGGAACGCTTAACGTGGCGGTGTCTATTATCTGGAATTTGTTCCTGTTAGTATTAGATATTGCTCTTGGTGTAATCAGTGCTATTGGAAACGCATATGTTACTTTTGCGAATTTCTTCGGAAATATTTTTAATGATCCGGTAGCATCCATCATAAATCTGTTCGGTGATATGGCTGATACCATCCTTGGCATATTGCAGTCTATCGCATCTGCAATTGATAAGGTGTTCGGTTCCAATCTTGCAAGTGCCGTTTCCGGTTGGAGAGGAAGTCTTGGTGGAAAAATAGAGACATTATCCAACACATACGGAAATGGCAAATATCAAGAGGTTATGGATAAGGTTAATCTATCCAGTGAATCTTTAGGATTGCAAAGGAAGGACTATGGTGCTTCATTTAAGGCCGGTGCAAGCTTCGGAGATGGAATTGCTAATAAAGTATCTAATTTCAGCGTTGATTCACTAATGAATAAAATTACGGCACCTGATGCTTCAAGCATTGGAGCAGGTGGTGCAGGAGCAGGCGGTTATGCAGGAAACATCCCGGATTATGACGAATTAGCAGGTAATGTTGGCGGAATTAAAGACAATACAAAGGGAATAAAGGATGCGGTTGAGGTATCCGAAGAAGACCTAAAATATTTACGTGATATTGCCGAGCAGGAGACAATCAACAGATTCACAACAGCGCAGATTACTGTTGATGTTGGTGGTATTTCAAATAATATTAATTCACAGGCTGATCTTGATGGATTTTATGATGGTTTTGCTGATTGGGTGTATGAAAAGGCAACGATTGCGGCAGAGGGGGTACATGACTAATGGCATATTATTTTTATTTGGACGGTGTTCTGCTTCCTGTCACACCTGCAAAGCTATCAACGAAGATTAAGAACAAAAACAAAACGGTTGATTTGATTAACGAATCAGAGATAAACATTCTAAAGGATGCAGGACTTACGGAAGTATCATTTGAAGCATTACTTCCAAATGTTCAGTATCCTTTTTCTGTTTATCTTAATGGATTCCAAAAAGCATCATACTATTTGAATAAGCTTGAATCATTAAAGGTAAAAAAGAAGCCTTTTCAATTCATAGTGACCAGGAAGCTTCCATCAGGCGGTAAGCTTTCTTATACCAATCTCAAGGTATCACTTGAAAGCTATGACATTAATGAAACAGTTAATGATGGATTTGATATTAGTGTTTCAATATCATTGAAGCAATACAAAAGCTATGGTGCAAAATCGGCAACGATAAGAAACACAACAGTAAAAAAAGATTCCTCAAGGGATTCCAAAGATGCGGGCGGATATTCTTACACTATACAATCCGGGGATACGTTATGGGGAATATCAAAAAAAGAGTACGGAACCGGTACAGAGCATAAAACGCTATATAATGCGAACAAAACAGTAATTGAAAATGCCGCAAAAGACCACGGGAAGCAATCCTCTTCTAATGGTTGGTGGATATATCCCGGAACAGATATTAGCATTCCAAAGGGTGGTAGTACAACTCATGTAAGCAATTCAGGAACCACTCATGGCGGTAGCAGCGGAAGTATTGGTAATACTCATGGTGGAAGCAGCGGAAGTATTGGTAATACTCATGGCGGTAGTTCCGGTGGATTCTAAAGGGGGTGTTGCATATGAATGTTGAATTGACAATAGTTAATGGCAGCACACTTTACTATCCATGCGTAAAAGATGGAATCACATGGGAAACAGAAAGAAAAGGAACTCCTGGTATATTAAAATTCACTGTAATAAAGACTGATAATCTATCTTTTGTTGAAGGAAATGCAGTCAGACTTATCGTGGATGGAAAAGGAGTTTTCTTTGGATTCATTTTCAAAAAGAAAAGGGATAAGCAACATCATATTGAGGTGACTGCATATGACCAGTTAAGGTATTTCAAGAACAAGGAAACCTATGTTTACAAGAATAAGAGAGCCGATCAGGTAATCATGATGATGGCCAGAGACTTTTCTTTGAATGTAGGTTCCTTGGATAATACCGGGTATGTAATTGAACAAAAGGTTGAGGACAACAAAACACTTTTTGATATCGCACAGAATGCATTGGATGATACCCTGCTAAACAGAAAGCGGATGTATGTTCTATATGATGATTTTGGAAAGCTGATGCTTCAGAACATAGAGAACATGAAAACAAATCTGTTAATTGATGCAGATACAGGTGAAAACTTCTCCTATGAATCATCTATTGATGATCAGACATATAATCAGATCAAGATTGTATATGAGAATGAAAAGACCGGAAAACGTGATGTATATACATTAAAGGATAATAATAATATCAACAGGTGGGGGGTACTGCAGTATTATGATAAGGTTTCCAGTGATATTGGAGTGAATGAAAAGATATATTCACTGTTGGAACTGTATAATCAGAAAACCAGACATCTAAAAATCACAAATGCATTCGGAGATTTACGAATCAGAGCGGGAAGCAGTGTGGTTGTTATGCTTGATTTGGGTGATATTACAGTGCAGAGTTTTATGATGTGTGAAAAGGTAAAGCATACATTCAATAATGATCATCACACAATGGATTTGACATTGCGTGGTGGTACATTTATCTCATAGGTGGTTATTATGGCAAATTTGATAGAGGTACTTAAGCAGACTGCTCTGGATGCCGTAAATTCTCAAAATCCGACATCTATTATTTATGGCAAAGTGCTTTCTGCAGAACCGTTAACCATTCAAGTCAACTCAAAGTTGACACTAGATGATACATTCCTGGTATTAACAAAAAACGTATCAGACTATGAAGCGGAGATTGATATTGACTATACCGGTGATGGCGAAATAGAGATTGAAGGCGTTGCAGGTAACCTTCTTAAGCAATTATCCATATCCGGTGCAAAGATAACAATACATAATGCATTAAAGGCCGGGGATGAAGTTGTTATGATACAGATGCAGGGCGGCCAGAAGTATGTAGTTCTTGACAAGATTGGAAGGTAGGTGATTGATAATGCTTCCGGTATATGTAGAAGAAGCAACATATGATTTGGTGGAAGAGAAGCTTGCATCAAAAGACTTTGCATTGGATTATAAGAACAATACTGTAAATGGTATGAGAGAAGGATTAGAAGAGGTTAAGCAGGCCGTATTCTTTATCCTGAATACAGAGAGATATCAATATCTTATATATCCATGGTCATATGGTGTGGAACTTACTGACTTGATTGGTCAGCCAATGGAATATGCCATTCCGGAAGTGGAAAGGCAGATTACAGAAGCACTTATTCAGGATGATAGGATTGATTCTGTTGATAACTTTGAATTTGAACAGAATAAGAGAAGATTGAAGGTCACCTTTACAGTACACACGAATATAGGTGATTTTGAGAGTGTAAAGGTGGTGGATTTATAATGTATGAAAATCAGACATATGAAGTGATCCTTCAAAGAATACTTGATAGGATATCGGATGCATTAGACAAGAGGGAATCATCATTCCTTTTCAATGCAACAGCACCGGTGGCTGCAGAGCATCAGAATATGTATATCGCATTGGATAATATTCTTGCTTTGACATTCTTTGATACATCTGATAGGGGTGGAAAACTAGAAAGATGCAGGGAACGTGGAATTGATCTAACGCAGTTTGAAGCAACATATTCTTATGTTACGACACAAACTTCACCTTCCAATGTAGAAGTTCCAATTGGTTCCAGGTTCAATTATGACACCATCAATTTTGTGGTGACAGAGAAGCTGACAGATGGCTTTTACAAGATGAAGTGTGAAACACTTGGAACAGCAGGAAATGTGACCGGAACTATTACACCAATTGAATATGTTAATGGCCTTTCGTTTTCAGAAATCGTATCAATTGATACATATGGAGAAGATGAAGCACCAATTGAAGTGATTGACAGTGTATTCTATGCATCCCTTAATTCAACAGCATTTGGTGGCAACAGAGCCGATTATCTCAACAAGCTTCATGCCATTGCAGGTGTTGGCGGTGTGAAGTGCTATTCTGCGGCAGAGTGGAAGGGCGGTGGAACATGCAAGTTAGTCATTCAAACAAGCAGTTACACGGCACCGTCTGCATCATTTGTAAATCAGTTGCAAACTATGGTTGACCCGCTTGTAAATGGTGGCGCAGGATATGGTATTGCCCCAATAGGTCATACAGTGACGGTTGCCGGGGCATTTGAAAGTACAGTGAATATAGCAACAACAGTGACCCTTGCATCAGGGTATGTGTGGGAAGATGTTGAACCATACATTCAGGAAACAATTGACGATTATTTCAAGACACTGAACAAGGATTGGGAGAACCTTAAGCAGATTATAGTTCGTATATCGCAGATAGAATCCCGCATTCTTGATATAGCAGGTGTTATTGATATTTCCGGAACAAAATTAAATGGTGTAGAAGCAAATCTTTATCTTGATAATGATGCGCTTGCAGTAAGGGGGGAGATCACGAATGAGGGAACCTGATATTCTTGATTATCTTCCGCAGTTCCTTAAGGAAGTAAGGGAAATGATAGGACATGCATCCGGGGAAAATCCGGAACTGTCTACACTATGGGCAGATATAGAACAGGCATGGAATGATCAGTTTCTATATACCATGGGTGAATACGGAATTAAGCGGTGGGAGAAGATTATTGGAATTACTCCATATGCTGCAGATACGTTGGAAGATAGGCGTTTCAGAATTATCAACAGGTTAAATTCCAACGTGGATTATACCTACAGAAGAGTATATGAACATTTGGTGCAAATGACAGGAAGTGAGAACGCATTCACAATGCAATACATTGCTGAAATCTGGACACTGCAGGTCAGGATTGCACTACATAAGGCACAACAGTACAAGGAGATGAGGGATTGGCTCACAGAGGTCATTCCTCTTAATATAATACTTGATATTGATTTGCTATACAATACACACAGGATATTAAGCAGGTATACACATGGATTTTTAAGTCAGTATACACACGGTGGGTTAAGAATTACACCAATGCCATAATGATATACAAAGGATAACCTTGGTAATTCCAACACATATGGAAAGAGAGGTTATTTTTTTATGAATACAACAACAAATTATGGTCTTGGAAAACCATTGGAAGATGAACTGTATGATATTGAAATACAGAACAGCAACATGGATATCATTGATACAAATCTGAAATCAGTATCAGATATAGCTTATTCTGCATCCGGTGGATTATCAACGCATACGGCAAATAAAAGCAATCCACATGTTGTTACGAAATCGCAGGTTGGTCTTTCAAATGTTCCGAACGTAACAACCAACAATCAGACACCAACCTACACTGTTCCTTCTGCTTTATCTGCTTTGGTAAGCGGTGAAATAATGCAAACTGCATTCGGGAAAATAGCAAAGGCAGTTAATGATTTGATTAGCCATCTTGCGAACAAATCAAATCCACATAGCGTTACAAAGTCACAGGTTGGTCTTGGAAGCGTGGACAATACCGCTGATTCAGCAAAGAATGTTTTGTCAGCTACAAAACTGACAACAGCCAGAACAATATCATTGGGTGGCGAGTTGACCGGAAGTGCTTCTTTTAATGGTACTTCTAATGTATCTATAAATGCTTCATATACGTTAGGAAGCACAGTGAATAATAGAAGCGGATATGTAAAGTTCTCAAATGGTCTGCTTTTGCAATGGGGTAATGTTTCTATTACTCCCGTACCAAATGAAATCACTTCACAGGCTGTCACATTTGCTCAAGAATATGCATTCGTACCTGTTGTAATTGCAAACGGACAAACAACAGGTATGGGTTCAACAGTAAAGGGTGTTGGTGCATCTGATATAACAGTTTCCGGGTTCTTGGCAAATATTGTCAGAGAAAACAATTATGCAACTACTATCATATGGATAGCAATAGGATTTTACCAATAATTAAGAAAGGGTACAAAAGATAATGGATACAATTATTTCATCAGCCATAACAGGTGGCCTTGCCTTAATCGGCATTATTATTACTAACATGATGAGCAACAACAAGATAGAGCATAAGTTGGAAACTGCCCAGGCGGTCACAGATTATAAGATTGATGAACTTACCCGTGAGGTAAGAGAGCATAATAACTTTGCAAAGCGGGTTCCTATTTTGGAAGAGAAGATTGAAGTAGCGAATCATAGAATCAAAGATTTAGAGGAAAAAACCAAATGAAAACAGAATTTTCAAAGGTGCTTCTAATCCTGGACTATCTTGTATTGATAGTCCTTTTTTATTTAACCATACGTTTCCCGGAAGTGGATTTTTCGGTTGTAGATGTAGCATGGATTGCACAAATAGGAATATCATCCGGTGCTTACTATTGGAAAACAAAATCTGATAACAGAACCAAGGTGCCTATTAAGGTGATCCAGAGTCTACCAAGGAGTATGCGAGAAAATATCGATCTAACGCAAATCATAACATCAATAATTCAAAGTGATTAAGGGGGTATGAACCATGACAGAAGAATTATTCACAAAGATTGTGCTTGCAATCATCACTATCATTGGCGGACTTGTGTCCGCATATGTGATTCCGTATCTGAAAGCAAAATTCAGTACAGAACAGCTTGATACATTAACTTATTACATCAGCCTTGCAGTAAGGTGTGCGGAACAAATCTATACACCGGAACAGTGGAAGGAAAAGAAAGCCTATGTGGTTACATATGCAAAGGATGTAATCAATGATCTGGTGAATATCAAACTTACTGATGAACAGCTTGATGCCATTATTGAAGGCATTGTTAACGAGGTTAAGAAATGATCGGAAAATTCATCTTTCTAATAGTTTTGCTGATACTTAATTTATTCATTTTATTTACTTCACTGATACTTCTTTTCTGTCTACCAGATGATGAGGTGAAGAACTATCCTTATGATGAAGATTGGCGGTGGTAGTATGGCAACAAAAACACAGGTGAAAAACTTTATAAAACTGATTGCTCCTATTGCAATCAATTTATGCAAGACAAGGAAAAAGTGGATTCTTCCTTCCGTAGTGATAGCACAGGCGGCATGTGAATCCAATTGGGGAACATCTAAACCAATGGCAGCCGCTAATGGTCTATTTGGCTTTAAGGTTGGAAAAGGTGTGAAGTATGGTACTGCATGGAAAGGAAAGTCTTACAGTACCAAAACCAAGGAATACTATGATAAGTATGTCACTATAACCGATAATTTCAGGGCATATGATTCTGTAGAAGAAGCGGTGGAAGATTATGAGGATTTGTTATGTTCACTTACAAGGTATAAAGGATCGGTAAACAATAAGGATGCAAAAGCAACCATAACCGCAATCAAGAATGGTGGATATGCGACAAGCCCAACATACATCAGCACAATAATGAGTATCATCAATTCAAACAATCTTACACAGTATGATTCTGTTGTAACAGGGACACCAGTAGTGAAAAGTGAGGAATACAAGATGAAGACGATCAAAAAAGGTTCAAAAGGAAATGCGGTCAAAGTGTGGCAGATCATAGTGGGTGTTAATCCTGATGGTATCTTTGGATATGGAACTGAATCTGCAACAAAGAAATGGCAGCAGTCGCATGGATTAACAGTAGATGGCATTGTAGGCTCAAAATCGTGGAAATGCGGTCTTGAATCGCTTTAGGGTAGAAATCCTCATAAGCAGTTCAAAAGTTTCACAGTGGGCAAAACACGCAAGCACAGGGGGATAAGAAAAGGGCGGTAATAATTACCGCCCAAAATATTTCTTATACTTCTCTAAAACAGAATCTTCCGATCCACTTTTGTATACTTTTCTGATATCATCTATGGTTTCATCTTTCAAGATTTTCAACCATTCTATCAAGTCTTTACTATTGTGAGCAAAGCTGCAACATGTTCTTCTTGCATATTCTATTCTGTATAACATAAGCACACCATTTATCTTACTTCATAC